CCAAGACGCAGGTCATTTGCTTTATCTAATTTAGATATGAATGACATGACATTTTTCGACGGTGATGAAGGAGTAGAGACTGTTAACTTTCCCGTAATCGCCATTACGTCCGGCCCTCATGAATATGAGGAAGACGGACAGCAACAAAAAGTTTACATCGAAGGTAGCACATTAAAAGATGCTTTAACTACTTTTAAAGACCTTCCTATGTATGTAGACCATCAAAGAACACCAGAGGATTTAATCGGCGTGGCTACTGACCCTCAGGTAATCGAGATGGAAAACGGAAAGACTGCCGTAAAAATGATGGCTACTGTCTCAGACAAGTATCCACGTGGGCAGGAAGTAATGAAGAAAGTGAAGGATGGGGACATGACGCATGTTAGTATCGATTGGTTTTCAAACGATATTGATGTTATGGGTGACACTTTTGCCACCAACATACGCCCCACGGAGGTAAGTTTCATTGACAATAAATCGATGGACCCCGTCTGTAAGGAATGCACAATAGAAACGAAATGCGGCACACATACCGAACATGAAAACTCTGATGACCACTCTTGTGGTTGTGATGGTGAACATACGGAATGTAAATGTGACGACGGGATAACAGAGGTATCAACTATGAAAGAAGAAACTAATGTAAAATCCGATGCAGAGAACATTGTCGAACGCGAGTTCGCGTCTCTACGCACAAAACTTGATGAAGCTTTAGCTTCTAACTTGGAAATCGAATCTCAATACAAAGAGGCACTCAAAACAATTGATGCTTTCAAAGTAGTTGAAGAAGAGAGAGCCCAAGCAGAAGCCTTAGCTCGAAGAGAAAGTGCAGTAGACGCAATTATATCTAAGGAATTAATTTTCGGAAGTTTGTCCGAAGAGTCCAAAGGTACTCGAGTCGAAGAATTATCCGCATGGGATGAGATGAAGCTGACTGGATTCAGCGAGGCTTTAGCAGGAATGCCAGAGCCAGTAGTAGAAGAAGCCGGAAGAACTTTCGGCAAAGGTAAAGCTAGTGAAAATTCACCAGTTCCAACCGAAGCAACCGAAAGAAAATTCGGGGTTTCTATGTCCAAAGATGGTAAAATCACTTTGAACAGAGAAGTATTAGAAGGAGATAATTAATTATGGCAACAGAAATATTAGTTAATGATGGTGGAGCGCCAGCGCGTATTCTACCGTTCACGGCCGAGGCAGCAATCAGTGCTGGTGAAGCCGTAACCGCAGGTGCAGCCGATGGTGGCGTGATACTTGCGACGCAAGCAAATTTGGCACCTTTAGGATACGCCCTTACCGATGCAGCAAACGGAGCACCAGTTTCCGTTATTACAGGTAAAGGAGTAATCTTGAATGTGCAATGCTTACCGACCACAGCAGGTTACCCACAGATGATAGGTGCCGCAGCAGCAGGTCAGTTAGCAAAACAAACAGCAGCTGAAGCAGCAAAAGGAAATGGCCCATTCGCAATTCCTGTCAAAATCCTCGGAGAGGGAGGAGAGGCTTTAGCCGCAGCAGGACTTTGGAGAGTCCTCACAATATAAGGAGTTAAAAGATGGTAGACGCAACAGGCGGAATTTTAACAAGCTTGAATACAGGCTCAGTCAATGGAGGTCTAGGAGAACGAGTTCTTGTAGACTACAAAGATGTAATAATGGATTACAAGGTCACCGACCTTCCAGTTATGCAATACTTTGCTGACCCAATGACAACTGATACAGGCGGTAATATTGATATTACTTTTGCAAGACCTAGCATGAAGCTAGAACAAATAACAGAGGGAACAACCCCTGAGTACCAACACACTAAACTAAGGTCCGAAAGAATCGCAGTTAAGGAGTGGGGTATCGCAGTAGGTGTTACTCGAAGAATGATTGAAGATTCAAGGTTCAACGAAGTTGAGATGGCTTTGAACGAAGCTCGCAGAGCTGTAGACCGACATATGACAGAACACGTTGTTACAGTTATATTTGGTTCAGCAGCCGCGAATACTACGTTCGGAACAATCGCAATTATCCCAGCAACCACAGAAGCAACAATCACAACCTTCGCAACTAACCCATCCAGTGGTTTCCTTGGTGCAGGTATTGTCGCAGCAGATGTAGACAGTGGTAGTTCACGTGTTAACTCGTACGGTAATGAAACCGATGCAAGATTAATACGTCCTATGTATGTCGCTTCCACAGCAGGAGCAGCAGCCGCGGGCGATTTCGCTTTGGCTGATGTCCCAAAAGGTATCGACTATATTGCAACACACGGATACAACGCAACTCACCTTTTCTTATCACCAGCGCATTACCACCAATTATTATTGATTGGTGATTTTGTAACGGCCTTTACGGTCGTCGCCGGTGGTCTAGCAGGTGGCGCAGCTAACCCAACAACCACTCTCAACAACCCTGAGAACCCTTTCAACACAACCGCTAAGACTGGAAAAGTCGGAAGCTTATATGGACTTGATGTTATAGTCAACGCCTATGTACCTTCAGACCGATTCGGTATTTTCGATTTGTCTGTTAAGCCTATGGCTTACGTAGAAAGACGTCCATTGACTGTAGAAGAAGCCAATCCCGGATTCGGAATTGTCGGCTCTTACATGTCCATGAGATATGGTTTAAAAATTGTTAGACCAGAAGTTGGATTTATCTGTATTAATTAACGCTTTAGATTTTGAACTAACGTAAATTAAAAGGTTCGGAGGGTACCTTAAACTCTCCACTATTACT